ATCTCAATGCCATCAGTTTTATTTGTAATTGTAGCCATATCTTTTATTTGTATAGCTTATGTATGGATGTTACTAATATAAAAAAAAAGAGCCAATTATTTTTGACTCTCAATTTTTTTTAATAAAGCACTACTTTTTATTTATCATTTTTTCTAACACTCTGAATATAAATTGTATCAATACAAACAAGAATAATACTAATAATGGAGTCAATTTTTAAGTTTTAAAATATTATTAATTTGTCTAAAATCATTTAGAATCTGTTGAAAGTTTTTTGATTGATACCTCTCCTGAATACCATCTATTAAATCACTAACCTCATCAACTTGTATCTCCACCATCTTAATAGCTTCTTTAATCTCTTTGGTTTTCTTAGAGCTTTTTAATTTGTATAAATCATCCAGCATCATATCATGTACCTCTTTAGACTTTTCAAGTAGATCAGGCATCTCTTTAATAGCCTTATCTTTTAACTCCTCTTGCTCACTAATCTGCTTAATTTGTGCTTTCCTTTGCTCAATTAAACTGTTTTTAAAATCAAGCTCATTCTGGAGCCTATAAGCCTTATCAACATCATCTAAACTTTTATAAACATTATCACCTTTGCTATTTACGGTGTACTGTGTTAAATGTTCGATATATTGCTTTAAAAAGTTAACTCTCTTTTTGTAGTTCTCTAATTCTTCTTCTAGTTTCTGGATAGTTGCTAACATTGTTAATTGTGTTTTATAAGTTCAATTTTTGCTTCTTCTGGTATGCTTCCGATAGCTATTTGCCATTGCATTAAGTCCTCACCAATTTCTATTAATTCCTTTTCGTTATCTGTTTCTTTGTGTACTAGAAAATAGTAATCTATATCCTCTTCCATGTTACTAGTTTAACAATCATTTTCTATGCTCACAAATAATGTTAGAATCTATTAATATCTTAAAACCTAACTTATGCATATCTGTAAAAATAAAAGTATCACTAAAAGCACTTTTGTTTAAATCTAAATCTACTCTAAAGTAAACCAGTTCTAAAGCCTCTCTTCTGAATAAAGTACATCCTATTCCTGTTGCTGTTATCTTTGCATCAGGGTCTACTAATAATTGATTGAGAGGTAAAACACCTTGTCCCATTATATCAATACCATGCGAACGCTCTAAAAGCTTTTCACTTCTAACGGCCCTATAATCACTAGTAGATGTTAAGCACAATGTAGGCTCACCTCTATCAATTGCATAGGTACAGGTAACTGCACCAGCTCCAGAACATTCGGCATAGCTTATTAAGTTTTCTAAAATACATTCACCAGTAAATACATCACTTTCAATCATCATTAAATAGTCATAGTCACCATTTAAAAAGTATTCTCTTATGATGTTTTGATGGTTTGCTAACTCTTCTCTAAAGTCACCGTTTAATGGCTCATGAATAGCCTTGATACCTCTTTTATGGTATTCTTTAACATGGCTCTTATCCTTGCTGTTATCTACTACAAAGATGTCGTATAAGGGATAGGTGAAAGTGGTTATCTGTTTTACAAAATCATCTAAGCAGTAATCCTTAACTGAAGATGTAGGGAAGCCTATTAGTATTTTAGGGTAGTTCATATTAAATCTAAAATAAACATTGCTGCTACTGAAAACATAATAATAATTACTGAAATAAAGTTTTTAATTGTCATCTTGTTTGTTTTTAAAGTTTGCTTAAATATAATAAATTTTTAAAACATTTATAACTTATCTAACATTTTATCAATTAATCCTTCATCATTATCAAAGTCTACAACCTCTGCCCATTGCTCTTTTGCCTGAAAATGTATAATTGATATTTGTATAAAGCTGGGAGTAACTGCTACTATCTGATAGTTCTTATAAGTACCGTAAAACTCCCAATGAAAGAAAGCACAAGCTTCTAAAATCTCTTTTAAAAACTCCTCTTTATTCATCTTTTACGATTCTTTTTCATTGCATCATCATGAGCCTGTTGCTGTAACTCTGCTTTATAAGTTTCCTCTGCTGTTTCTATGCTTATGAACTCTAACACCTTCCAAAGATTTGAACTGTAAACACTGTCTAAAGGAGTTTTGTTTTTCTGATTGAAAATACCCTTTTCAGCAATCTTATAAGCTTTGCTTTGCCAGTAAAGATTCTTAACAATGGATTCACTTTTCGTGCCTGTGCTTTTGCCTTTTTTTCCGTTAAAGATGTTAGCATAGACTTTTGTAATTTGTTCGTATGCTCTTGCAAAAAAAAATAGCCTTTATAAGCTTCAGATATTGTAAGATTCTCAAAAGCCTTTGCCCTCATGTCTATTATATCTTCATCGTATTGCTCATCCTCTGTTTCTCTAAACAGTATTGCTGTGATCTTACTTAGGTAACTCCATTTTCTATACTGCTTACTTTGAAACAAAGTACTTAAAGCTTGAGATTCTGAAAAATGCTTATAGGTCGCCCCTCCTAACATCTTTTCAATACCTCCAGAAGTTTTAACAGATTTAATTAATACGTATTGTGTTTTGTTTAGTGTGATAGTATCAGAAGTACCTATATCATCCTGTGATGGCTCACCTAAGAACTTAGCAACTAGATTAAATATTTCAATAAGGCTTAATTCATCAGCTTTATTTACGCTTATTTCAGATTCTAAGTACTTTCTAGGTATATCGCTAAACATCTCTATCCAGTCAACATAAAAGCCTAGTAGTTTAGAATCACTTACAGGCTCATCTTTATCTGAGTAGATGTAGTTGGATAACCATTTAGGCATAGCACTAATGTAGTTTTGTGCCATTCCCATCTGTTTAATGGTGTTATCCTCCCAGTTATTACGTATTTGATATGGTTTATCTAGGATAGTTACTTTCAGCATTATTGGATAATGTTTCTAGCAATAAATATTAAATCTTGCTTTACTTTTCCCAGCCTAGCACAAGCGACGGTACTTAGTTGTTTATTACGCTCTTCTACAATAGTTTTATCAATAAACTCTGCTATCTCATTTAGTTTATCTTTTAACTCTACTTTAACAGGCTTCTTAGCCTTTGCTGCTGGCTTTTTAGCCTTTACTTCTTTCTTTTCCATGTTATAAATATAATAAAATTTTAAAAAGTGTTTTTAATCACTTCTTCACAAAGTTGCTGAGGTATCTTTGATCTCTCATAACTACCTTTTTTTCCTTGAGTACCTGTTTTACTTCCTCTAGGTGCAGATTCATGATGGCATTTAGTATTACCATTAAAGCATTCTTTTCTTGGCTGCCATCCATTAGGGTTAAATAAAGTCCTTAAATTGTTTGTGAAAATATGGGTAGGCTTTGCTCTCATATCTCCATACTGACAATACCAAACTGTTGCAACTTGACAATGTTTAACAAAATCCATTTTATTCATCATACCTCTAGGGTTTTCAATATAATATTTTAGGTTAGGATTTATTTTTAACCATTCTTTAATAAGATGGTGAATGTGTATATTAACTGCATCGCATTTTTTAGCATAATCAGTTTTTGGTAAAACACCATCTCTATGATGTGAAATAGCAGCAATTGAGTAAGTAGTACAATCTGGAGAAGCCCATACCATATCAGGAACAAAAGGAACATCAGAAATCTTAAGCTTACCAATGTCAATAACTAAATCTATGTTATCATAATTAGTCCAATCAACACTAAATACATTATATCCTTGCTTCTCTGCTTCTTTTCCTATACTTCTTGATCCTGCAAAAAGCTCTAGTATATTCATCTCTTAAAACAATCGCTCTTAGGCTTAATATTAATAAGCTGTTTAATATCATCCTTACTCAACTGACTGTAAATACTTCTAAGCTCCTGAAAGTATCCTAACGGCTCTCTTTTATACCTACCCTCTGTTAATAATCCTATCCTCCTATAATTAGATACCTCTAACCTAACTAGCTTATCTAATAAATAATCCTTGCTATTAATATTCATTTCTTAAATAGCTTTTTAATAGTTAGTAATACTTTCTCACAATAGAATAAACAGCTTGTAAATATTGATAATACTACCAGCAGAAACATAAAACTGTTTTCATTCTTTACCTTAAATCTTTTGTCTTTTTTCATTGTTAGTTAGTTTGTTTGAATATCAAATATAATAATAAAATTGTAATACAAAAGTAAAAAGTTATGCAACTGCTCTAACTGACTTCTTAGCAAGCTCAAAATACTCTCTCATCATAAAACAATCTGCATAATCTGGAGAACGTCCTATGCTCTCTTTAATCTTATCCTTAGCAATTATACCTAACCTGTTTTCATCATTATCAGGGTTAGCCTGTTTGATACTTGCGAGCTCTTCTTTTAACTCTTGCCAGCATTTATTAGCAACATTAGGAGCAATATAGATACCATAATCATTAACCCTCTCAGCACTCTTAAAATAACATTGAGCCTTTAAGTTTTTATAGTTTTCATTTTTAAACTTATTAACTATTGCTTTAGCGTTATTTGTAAAACCTTTTGAACCTTTTAAGACATCAACAGCACCACCACCTACTCCATCTTGGTCTAAAACTATATTACTCCTAGCAACATTATATTTATTTGCCATTTGTCTAATAGTCAATACAACCTCATCAATACCAGACTTATCTATTATATGAATATCAGATATAACAAAGCCTTGCCATACCATTATAACAGTCTTATCAGCTCCAAACCTAGCAACATCACAAGTAATAAAAGCTTTACCTTCTGGTTTTATAAATTCATTAGTAAGTAAGTTATCTAATCCATCATCTGAGTAGATTCTATTAGGATCGTTATCATAATCCCAGTTACCTAATAAAAGCCTTTCCTTTTTAGACTGATCCTTAATAGATTTAAGGTTAATAATATACTCTTTATCAATGTATGGGTTATCTGTTACGTATGCTTCTATAAATGCCTGAGTACTGGGGAGCTTGTTTGCTCTGTATGGCTGTATAAACTCTTCATACATCCAGTTCCTTTTAGGGTTACAAGTTATAAGTAACTTAGGTAGTATATTGTATTCAGTATTGTACCATCTACCTATTCTGGTTCTAAGTACATCATAAGCACCGAAGTTTATTTCTCCACCCTCTTCAATCCATCCACCTGTATATTCTAATGAACCGAAACGCTCATACATTGGATCAGATGGCTTATACTGTAAATCTAATAAGTCTATTCTTGAGCCATTAGGAAATTCAATAAAGTTATCTTGTCCTTGATACCTCCAGAAGTCATGAGGTAAATTGTGATGTTGCCTAACTTTTAATAGTGTTTGATATGTAGAAGCTCTTAACCTTTTTAACTCCTCTCTACCTATAAACCATTTAGTCTTTGGATAGCGTAAACAGTTTACTAATAACCATTCACAGCCTAACCATGATTTACCACCACCAGCAGCACCACCGTAAAGAGTTTCTTTAGTAATGCTATCATTTAGTTTATTGTATGCTTCATGCTGTTTTTTGGATGGATTAATATCAATCTCCATTAGGTAGGTTGTAGTTTATTTTTATTTCTCCAGTATGAGTATTATCGTTTTTGTTTTCTTGTTTGTCAGCCCAACCAAATCTGTTTTTCATATTCATATACCAACCAGTATAAGAAAAGTCTTTATTATCCAACTCTGTACGACCTTTTGATAACCACCATGCCTCACAATATCTCTTACACTTTTTTATGGTGTGTAAAAAATGCTCATCACGTTCAGATAAATTGTATAAAGTTTTTCTACTAATATCTAAAGCTACTGCTAATTCAACAATACTAGCACCCTCTTTAGATAGGTTAATAATAATATTCTCCCATCCATCTGGTAAATCTTCTAATTTCTTTAACGGCCTACCTCTATCTGGCATATCTATCAGTTATATCATGGTTTGGATTATTCCTCCAAAAGCTATCCTTTATTTTTGGTTCTACTTTTATGGTTTTTAGAAAGTATCTGGTGATTCCATCATTAGGTATACTCTTAGCAATTATAAAGATGCTATTGTTTTCTAGTACTTTATATTGATACCCTTTATGATAAAATTTATCTTTTATTTTTAAGATTCCTACCTCAACCATTTTAACTAATATAATAAAATTTAATTATTATTTATTTCTCAATCTCTCCAACTATTAATATTAACTCATTAAGTAGGTTAACCTGAGCCTCTTCATAGTTGTTACAATATGGGTAATTAGTTTCATGTTTTATGGGTCTATGATAAGAACCTCTAGCATAAATCTTATAGTTGTATTCTTTACCTGTTTTCTCTATCCATGATGTATAACCCCACTTTCTTCTAAACCAATCAAACACCTTACAATATGTTATATTATCATCGTATCCTAGTTGCCTTACAGCAGATAATTCTTTAGTAGTTATTACATCACTCATTTTTAAGTTGTTTAAAAAACCCCCTCAATTAATGAGGGAGTCTTAATTAATCTAAATTGCTATCAATGATTGAATCTATGGCTAAATCATCAATGTAATCTTCTATAAAGCACATTTTAGTTAAAAGAATAAACCGCTGCTAGTACTATACTAGATAGGTTATCCTTTTGTTCAAATACTTGCTCACTGGCTTTATCTAATCTATACTCTAACTTTAAATTTAGATTCTCTTTAGCATAATCTAAAGTCGTAGTAAAGTTTATAACATTTGCATCTGGGCCAATAGCACCTACTCCATTATTAATCTCTGCAAAGTACTCACCTCTTAACCCAGCAGTTAATTTACCTAAGTTATACTGAGGATATAAAGCAACTCCATAAAAACCATCTTTATCAGTTTTGTTGTATGTAGAATTTACTCCTAAATAAAACTTTTTACTTAGATCATAACCACCTGTTAAATCTATTTGCAAAGTAGGTTCTAAACTAGCATCCTGTTTCCCGTACAAAGCATTTAAGTAAGTACCTTTATAACCTAGTTGAACTCCTAAAGTATTAAAGTTAGTAGTGTTAAAATCTGTTGCATCAGTAGCATTTAAAACCGCTAACATACCTGTAAGGTTTTTAGATAGGTTAAAATCTGCTTTTAATCCTGAATGAGAGAATGGACCATAACTAAACATGTAAGATGTTGAGTAGTTAAAGTTTCCTGTTGGAGAAATAACCTCATAACCTAAAAAGGTATTAAAATTACCCATTGTGAAAGTAAGGTTATCGCTTGCATCCCAATATGCGTATAATTGATTAATGATATTGGAGCTGCCTGTTGATAAGAATACTGCATCTTCTCCTCTAGGGCCAAAAACTAAATCAGCAACAAAACCTGTGTTTTTAGTATCATAAGAGCTGATTAAATTAAACATTCCTAAACTAAACCCGTTACCATTTGCAAAAGATGTAGCTGGAGCTAAATCTGTATTTGTGCTAAGGTTTCTTTTGTAATAAATATCAGCACTACCTTCTAATGATAGTTTTGATTGTAAGCTATCTTGAGCTGTAATAATTAAAGTACTAAGTACTAATAAAATTGTAAATATATTTTTCATTTTTTTTGAAATTAAAAGAGGGGCTATTAACCCCTCTATATTATTAATGTTGATTTAATCGGAAATCTGGATAGGCACTCATTCCATGCTCTGCATTATCTAAGCCTTCTATCTCTTCTCTTTTCGATACTCTTAATCCTATTGTTTTCTTTAATGTAAATAGAATTAAGAAAGCACTAATTAAACAAAAGGCTCCAATGATACCTACTCCAGTAAGCTGTGTAAGAAATTGACTAACTCCAGCCATACTACCAAAGATACCTACTGCTAATGTTCCCCAGACACCACATCCAAGATGTACTGCTATGGCTCCTACTGGATCATCTAGTTTTAGCTTATCTAATAAAGCAACACTAAACACTACAACAATACCACCAATGATACCAATTAAAACAGATTCATTAGGGCTCATCAAGTCTGCTCCAGCAGTGATAGCGACTAGTCCTCCTAAGATTCCGTTAAGGAACATTGTTAAATCAAATGTTTTGTCCTTAATAAAAGAAGTAATTGCAGCACCAATACCACCAGCAACAGCGGCTAAACAAGTAGTAACAAGAGTTAAAGAAGTTAGCTCAGGGTTAGCACTAAGTACTGAACCACCATTAAAACCAAACCACCCTAACCAAAGTATTAATACTCCAGCAGTAGCAAAGGGTATGTTATGCCCTAAGATAGGTATTGATTTACCGTTTTTGAATTTACCAATTCTAGCACCTAATAACCATACTGCAATTAGTGCAGCCCATCCACCTACTGAGTGAACTAATGTAGATCCAGCGAAATCATAGAAACCTAAGTTATCCAAGAAACCACCTCCCCATTTCCAAGAGCCTACTATTGGATAAACTAACCCAACATAAATGATGCTGAAAACCATAAAGCTACTAAGCTTAATTCTTTCAGCTACTGCTCCAGATACAATTGTAGCAGCGGTTGCAGCAAACATTCCTTGAAAAAGAAAATCAGTCCACCACGTATAACCACCATCAGCATATTCAGCAGTCATACCGTTTACAGGTGCATCAATTCCAAATCCAGCGAATTTAAGAACTCCCATACTACCCTCTTCAAAACCTGGATACATGAGATTAAAACCTCCAATGTAATAAACCAAAAGGCCCATACAGATTATGAAGATGTTTTTAAATAGGATGTTAATGGTATTTTTTTGTCTTGTTAGTCCTATCTCTAACAAACTAAATCCTAAGTGCATAAAGAACACTAAACCTGTACAAACCATCATCCACAGGTTATTTACTGTTAACATTTCCATCTCTCTTTTAGTTTAAAGTTTGGTTTCCACGTTCTCCAGTCCTAATTCTGTAAGCCTCTTCAATATTGGAAACAAATATTTTTCCATCTCCAATATTACCTGTTTTACCAGATTCAAGAATAGCTTTTATTGTTCTATCTAAAAACTCATCAGATACAACAATAGATAAGTACCTCCTCTGTATATCAGAAGTACTATATTCAATTCCTCGATAACGCATATCGAGTTGCTCATTACCAACTCCTGTAACATCCCAGTAACTAAAAAAAGTTACCTTAACATCCATGAGAGCTGATTTAACATCATCAAATTGAGCTTTTCTGATGATTGCATCCACCTTTTTCATAGCGATTTATTTAAAGTTAAAAATTGATTACAAATATAATTATTTTCGTTGTTTTGCCCTGTACTCATTTATTCTGATCTTGTTTTTTAATTCTTGTTCAATATCAATATTGTAATGCTTTGCCATGTTTAAACAAACCAATATAACATCAGCTAACTCTTCAGGCAAATTACTCCATTCTTTAGATATTAAAGCCTCTTTGTTTAGCTCTTCTACCTCTTCATCTAGCTTATCTAAAAACTCAAAAAGCGTAGTAGTAGGAGTTATAAAACCCCTATCTACTATGCTTTGGTAATTGGTACTTATTATATCTTGCACTAGAATAAACTTTTTTGCTCTGCTGCCTCTTCAAATCTATATTTAGCATCACCTAAGTTTATCTTAGCCTGTTTGAAGTAAGAATCTTTTAACTCTATTCCTATGGCTTTTCTACCTAATGAAACAGGACTATAAACTTCAGAACCTACGCCCATAAAAGGAGTAAAAACAACCTCCCCCTCATTAGAATATAATTCTACTAACCTATCAATAACATCTAATTGTAATGGATGTACGTGCTTTTCATCATCCTCTTCTCTTGAATCTCTAAATGGTAAAACATTATCTATACTAATATCATCCCATACACTAGATGCGTACCTTTGCCATATGTAGTGTGATAATTTATTTGTTTTAGGGTCTTTATGGTTTTTAAATTCTTTATTTAAATATTCCCACAATTGAGCTGAATTTAAATCTGATTTATTAGCATTATTCCATGCCTGTAAAATATTAGGTAAAATAGGAGTTGTACCAAAATATTTTTTTAATCCTTCTGGATTCGTTACGGGTACTTCATTAATACCTTTTTTAGTAAATATTAAAACATAATCAGGCATAGCCGTAAAGCACTTTGTAGAATCTTCTACTATAAACTTATGCATTAAACTTTGCACCATTGTACGCATACGAACCTTTAAAGGCTCTTTCCATATTGTAATACGATTACGATATTCAAAACCGTACTTTTGATGTATTTTTATTATCTCATGAGGAAAATCCCATAATCTACAAATATTATCAAAAACATCTGTACAGTGTACGGCTGTTATTCTACCATCTTTTGTAACTCTTGCAACCTCTTTAACTAAAAATTCATATTGCTCTAAAAACTGCTCTTTACTTTCACAATTACTAAAATCATTATCACTACTTGAATAGTTATAAAGCCCAGCAAAAGGAGGAGAGTATATTGATAAGTCAATTGATTTATCCTCTAATGTTGGTAATACATACATACAATCTGAGTTATAGATTGCATAATCTTCTGTTACTAATTGGTCTTTTACGTTGTTCATTTGTTATAAAAATTTAGGTTTAATAATTTTGTTATCAAATCGTTTAATAGTTTCTGAAAATACAGTATTTACATTTTTAGTAAGGTTCTCATATAACTGTATTGCTTTTTCTGTTTTTTGTTGTAATGCTTCTAGTACTCTTGTTTGTCCATCAGATATAACTAAATCAATAGTTACATTATTTTTTTGTCCAAATCTCCAAAACCTTCTAATAGCTTGATAATATTGCTCATAAGAATAAGTAGGAAAAAATACGCTATGATTACAATGCTGCCAATTTAAACCCATACCAGTCATCTTAGCCTTAGTAATTAATCTCTTAATTTTACCATTAGCAAAATCCATTAAAATACTTTCTTTTTTCTCAATACTCATACTTCCAGTAATCTCAACAGCTTCAGAATCTAAACTAGCAATTAAAGAACTCTCTTCATTAAGATTTACCCAGTATACAGATGTTTTACCTTTTGCTAATTCAACAGCTTTTATACATCTATCTTTTAATGTTTGTTTTTGCTCGTGCCTAATTTCTCTAAATGACTTTGCAACAAAAGTAAACATCTTAATTTGTCCATCAACATCAACAGTAGACTTATTCTCTACTACGTGCTTATTTGTAATTAACTCAGGTAACTTGTATCTAGTATTATCATATCCTAAATCGCTAGGCATTTTAACCATAATACTCCATTGATTAACCCAAGCAAAAAAACTTTTTTCTGCATGAGGTTTTAAGTAGTATTTTTCTCCTATATTTTTTGATTGTTTTGCTATACTAGCCATGTTGTTTTTAAAAAACTTAGTAAGCATATCCATGTAACCCATATAACCCAAAGCCTCTGAGCTTGTACCCAGTTCTATAAAATCGTTAGGAGATGGAGTAGCAGTAGATAAAAATCTAAAAGGTATTTTTTTAACAAAACTTGTTACTTGATTCTTAATTTTACCATCAAAGTTTTTAAGTATTGAACTTTCATCAAGTATAACTCCTTGAAACTCTGTTTTATCAAAGTAGTGTAATCTCTCATAATTACATATTACAATTCTCTTAGTATGTTTACCATCTTTGGAGTATTCAATATCTGTTATACCTAACTTTTCAGCCTCTAAAATAAATTGAAAAGCAACCGCTAAAGGAGTTAATATTAATACTTTTCCGCCTGTATGATTAACAATGTTTTGAGCTATGGAAACTTGCATCAAGGTCTTACCTAATCCAGTATCTGCAAAGATTGCCATTCTACCTTTTTTAACAGCTTTTTCAATAATAGCTTTTTGAAAATCAAATGCTATATCTGGTATGTAATTAGCATCAAAACCGAAATTACCGATAGTATGCTTTTTGCTTTCTAAAAATTCTTGATAATTCATAAATAATATTGTTTTACTCGTACAAATTCACCATACCTGTTAGGTACTTCTAACCATTCATCTTTAATCTCATTACCTTCTTTTCTTAGATCACATATCCTTGATGCTAGGCGGTAAATACCTAGCTCTTGCCATGCTTTTAATGGGTTAATTTTGTTGCCTTGCTCAAGATAAATGAGCAACCTTTGTTTTTGTGTCATAATTGTTTAGTTTGTTGTTTATTTCTACAATGATAATAATAATTTTTTAATATCAAAACTTTAAAGATTGATTCTCTAATTTTAGTTTATAATTTTCTTCTCTAAGCTTCAAATTTTCCTGTTTTAAAAGCTGGTTTTGATTCTTTAATTTTGTAACCTCATCATTCACAGTATCAACATAAAATTCTAATTCTGCTACTGAAAATATAGCGGATTCTGTTAATGCCGCTAATGGGTTATCAGTCATTTTTTTCTCTTCAAAGTTTTTAAATAATCTTCTTAACGCAATATCGTACGTTTCTAGCGATTGTTTCACCTCAAGGTATACATTACCACCGAAAATGTTTTTGGTGTCCTTAAACATCACGTAAATAGGCAATAAATTGATTTCTGGCTTTTCACTTAGCATAGTTTGTTGTTTAAAATGGTAAATCATCGTTTATTTCATCATTTCCGTAGCTCATTCTGCTCATACTTTGATGCTCTTTTGTTTTGTACAGGTCTAATTGCTCTGCTGGTTTTTCGTAGGTATGCTCTAATGGGTTTTCATTATCAATGAAGTATGCGCAATGATTATACCACCTCAACTCTAGTGGCTTATCTCTGGGAGTTACACAACCTCCTGTGATAGTTTCTTTAACTTTTCTAACGTGTAATTCTCCTATATTCCATCTTTCTGGATGCTGTGTCATTCTGTGAATAGTCCAAAAGTCATCTGCTCTATTTGCAAATTTTTGCCCTCCTTCGGTATCTGCTTTCTCAGGAGCTGCTAAATGGCCCTCATAAACATGGTCTTTAGGGTATCTGTTTCTAGCTGCTTGAGTAACTAGGTGAGCATTTACAAAAACGTTAGTATTGTTTTGCTCCCCAAAAATTCTAAGGTTAGCACAGATGTCATAATCCTCTTGATGCTTGTTAGATGTTTCTACCATTAGCGAGTTAAAAGGGTCTACTAACAATCCATCATGATGCTTTTTACTTGCTATGTCCAGAATATCATAAGCAGTGTATCTTTTTGTATTTGGGATAAACTCAAAGTAATCAGATATTTCATTTAGGGTATGCTGAAAACCTTTATCATCAATTGAGTAATCTTTGTCTAATCTGCGTCCTGTCCAAAAGTTAAAAATTTTAAACACTTGTGATCTAACAGTATTTTCTGAAGAGTAGATAAGATGTTTTTTACCATGTAGCTTACTCATGCAAACAAAGTACCAAAGGAGTACATCTGTTTTCCCTACGTTGTCATGCCCGTTAATCATGTTAAACTGCCCTTGCTTCCATTTGATATGATTATCAAAGGCTTGTACTCCTATGCCTAAACCTTGCTCAACTTTTCCTAATCGTATTTCATCTAAGCCCTGAAGCTCATGAAAAGGTTTTGTGTAATAATTTTCCATTTATTTACTGCCCTCTATCCAAGGAGCTGCTGTGTTGTTATTTGTTTGTTTTGGTTTGCTTGTAGAATTGCACCAATTCCAGAACCAAGATATAACATTTCCATAAGGCTTGTTAGTAAACTCTTCAGAATCTTTTTTTATTTCTAAAAACCTTTTTAGATGTTTTACTAACTCTTCTTTGTTTGTTTTATAAATTATTTCATTCTGCTGGTAGTTAGTTTCAGAAAACAGTTTTAAAATTTCTTTTATTTTATTTTCTTTTATTGTTATGTTATGTTCTGTTATCTTATGGTTTCGATTAGCTTTTATTTCGGTTTCGTTTAGGTTTAATTTAGGTTTAATTTCGGTTTTTATTTTCTTTGGTCTACCCCCTTTTTTACCGTTTTCTTTTTTAGTATCCCATACTCCCATTACCCTACTCAAAGCTGGTGAGAAAAACCTGTTTTTATCCTCTACAAGTAATTCAAATTTAATACAATCCTTATACCATTCTAAGAACTTATCAGTATCTGTACATCCTATTAAACCAGATAACATCCTTAAATCAAATTCATCAGCACTATGGCTATAACTTGCTGAATCTCTTAATATCTCTACAACATCCCAATAGATACCTTTTCCCCAATGCCCATGTACATACCATATTTTTCTTAATTTCAATCCTCTACCAGCAGAACTATCATGCCTGAACCAGTAGCTATCCTTTTTATTTGACATTATTATTTAGTAGTTTTTTAATTTGTTCTAAATCATTAAGTAATACTTTATCATCAGCCTTTAACAAGCTGGTAATGTTTCTTTTATAAGCTCTTACTTTGCTTATAGTACAACCTAAATACTTAGAAATATTTGTTTGATTTGTTTTTAACTCTTCGTGTGCTAAGTAACAAAATAAATCCCTAGAATAATTATTATTTTTCAGATTATCATTAAAATACAGGAAGATTACAAATGTTAGAAAGTCTAAATCTTTACGCTGCATAATTGCTCTATAAGATGTTTATTTTCCTTATTACGAGCATGTACGTACTCATGATAAATAGACTTAACTTGCTCAATATCGCTATCAATATCATCAGTTTTAAACTCCAGTAAATCAACTACTAACCTATAACCATTTAATACAGTAGCATGATCACGATTAACCCTCTTACCAATGAATTTAAGGCTGTTTTTAGTTAAGTTTCTGGATAAATAATAATAAGCACCTCTTGCATTTACAAAGTGCCTTTGTCTACTTTTACCAGAAAACTCCTTTTCTGTGATCTGGTAATGTAATAGCACTGCATCAATTATTAATTCTATTTTTTGTTTGTCATAAAGCGTTACATTGTTTCGTCTAAAGTAGTTTGTAACATCATAAAAATTAAAGCCTTCTTTAAACAACATGTAGGCTTTGTAAAGGTCGTTTTCACTATAAATCATATTTATCTAGTTAAAAGTTTTTTAATTGTTCAACTCTATCAAGTTCATCAGAAATATCTTGATATAAATTTTTAAGCTTGTTTTTTGTTTGGAAAACTAAAAGCTTAACATCTTCTTGTTTGTATTCAGTTTTATTCAACTGATTCTCAAAATTACTAATAGCATTAGCAAATACTATAAAGTTATTTTCAAAAGTATCTAACTCACTCATGTTAATAAATTTTTTAATGTTTTCAAAAATTCTTGTCTATTATCTTCAGAATAATATTCATGCATTATAAATGCTACGCTTTCAGCTAGCTCTTTATAAGATAAATTTTCATCTACTTCATTAATCGCATTAACTATACCCTTAGTCAATAGCATACTCTTTTCAATCTCTGTAAAATCCATTGTAAATTGTTTATTTGTTTCCATAAATATATAATAAATTTCTAATATAAAAAACAAACACAAAAAAAAAGGTAAAAAATTAATTTTACCTCCTGTGATCTAGATTATCTCCTTATTATTTACATACTTAATATACTAAAAATAATTCTAGGATTCTCTTTATCAAGATGTTTTTTTGCAACTATCTCAATGCACTTGTTATCATTCTTAATAGCTCCAGCTTTTTGCAAGCAGTCTAAAACAACTTTTAATGCATTATCTAAATCTGGCCTACGTGAATCATAATAAACATCAATAATAAATTTAAACTCTGTTTCTATAAGTTCATACTTGTATTGTAGCATCTGAAGCTTAAAAGAGTTTTCATATTGTTCTAACTTCTTTTGCTTACCTAATCCGCATCTATTACCTAGTCTAACTACCTTATAACAATTGCTTTTGGAAGGACAGTTACCCGTTATCGTGAACTTTTGAATCTTCATACTCTTTACGCAATATACTAATATCCTGTGTAATGCTAGTAATCGCATCTCTCATAGTATCAAAGTAGCTTTTAACCTTCCTATAAAGAGCTTCATTTTCACCTTCTGCTAGTCTTAGCTGGTAGTTTTTTAACTCTGCTTTTAACTCAGCTTTTCCAGCAGTATCACCTTGTTCAATATACTTTAACTTCTTATTTGCAAGCTCTGTTTTTCTACTAGCATAGGTAACATTGTATTCATCCAGTGCATAGCCTACAACCTCACTAAACCTGTAAGAATAGCCTACAAGTTTACGCTTTGCCTTTATTAGATAATGTATATCAGTATCTCCAAAATCAGAAGAGGAGTACCAGGTTATTACCTTCTGTACTCCTCCTATTAATTCATCTATCTCTTTTTTATCCATAATCAAAATGGTAAATCATCAGGAGTACTTGAATTAACAGCATCCTCCATAAAGTTAGATTCAATGTTGCCCATTGGCTTTTTAGCTTTGCCTTCTGGCTTCCATGTATTAACAGCAGCATAACCTTTACCAGATTTACCTTCTTTTAAATCTAAGTTAATCCATTCATCAGATTTACTGTTAAGCCATTGTATTAACTCTGCTCTCTTAATTGATAAGCTACCCTTTATAAATTCAGGAGCTTTATCTCTGGGTAGTTTAAATATTAAACCCTGTGGGAATTCTAAATTGTTGTCCATTTTTAATTTACTTTTTGTCGTTTATTTTTTTGTTTTTCTATCCACTCGTTAACTTTATTAGGCTCTATACCTGTTTCAGTAACATATAAATCATTACATAAATCAGTTATAAAATTAATTATTTCAGGTCTGATTTCTAAGTAATTACCTAACCATAATTCTGGACAAACTAAATCTACAAATTCATCTAATAAAATTTGTACTTGTGTTTTTGAGTATTTCATGTTATTTAGTTTTAATCGTTTATTAATTTTTGAATTTTTTCACTTAGTACAGTTGTTATAATTACACCATGTATATCATGAGTTGATTTGTCTAAAATTGTTTGTACCTCTATTTCTGCTGGTGTTATCCCTTTATCTGAAGTTTGTAAAAATATTTGAGTATCATCTGGTAAATCACTTAAAACCTCTATTAATTCTTTTACTGTATGTAACATAGTTTTTAAATTTTTATTTGTTTATTTTTCTGTTAAATTCATCTTCTAAGCTGGGTATACTATTAGCCTTTAAATAAGTTATAATTGCATCAGCCTCTTCATACTTTAACTCAGTATCGAATATCATTCTTTCTACCTCATCCTTTTCCTGTTGAGGTATGTAAGATAATGGTATTAAGTTCTCTATTATTGATATTTGCCAGTCGCTAGCATTCTCAGTAGTATTATCAAAACCCATTATTTTTGATTCTTTATAGCATTAGCAACCTCATCAGCACTAGCAACCGAGCTATCTACTCCTATTGCAAAATTGGCTAAAGCTCTACCCCATGCACTAGTTTCGCAGTTTTCAATATAACTAGTTTTGTTAATGTATGAGCTATCCGCTTTTTCCATTGCATAACCAGTAGCTACTAGATCATCTTGCTCATTAAATATAGAAGCCTTAAAGCAAATTTCTCCTTTAGTCCACGCAGACTTATTCACTTGCTTACCTTCTGCATTAAATTCATGCCATTCAACAAATTCAGCCTCATTGTGATATACTATCTCACTTATTAGCTTATAGCCTGTAAAATGCTCTCTAAAGTACTTTACACGCTCATTTACTGTTACGTAGGCTTTACCTTTAATGTCTACGGTTTTTAATGCTCTTTCTAATCCTGTTGCCATGTTTTATCGTTTATAGTTATTGTTAATTCTGCATCCTCATTAAAGCTCTTAATACTCTTAGATAACTTTTCAGCAGTAGCATCTAGGCTTTTCTTTTCTTGATGCACTACTACATTATCATGCTTATTACTTAGCTTCTTAACTTGCCTAATACTATTGGCTAGCTCTTTGTTTGTTTTTTGGGAAGCCCTATGTAAGAACTCCCCTAAATTTACTTTCTCCATTGTGTGTGATTTATTATAAACTTTTAAACTCTTCTATCGCTAAAGATTCAAAGTCAACTTTAAACATACTTTCATATCTTTCTATTAACCCATTAACTACACCACCTTCAGAATCATAAATATCACTATCTATGTAAAACTCTGTATCTGGTGGACAATCCCAGCTACCACTATCATGGTCACAAGTTACCTTAACTGTAAATAATCTCTCTGATGTTTCTCCTAATAATACTGTTACTTCCTCTGTTGTTCTCATGTTTGTTTATTTGAATGATTAATATAGTACTAAGATAATACTTTTTTAATACATAACAAACAAAAACTATAAAAACTCTAATAAAATTTTAATATCATGAGGAGCTGGAGCTTTACCTCCAAAGTATGGAAAAAGGAACTTTCCAAACCAGTAAGTGCGATGGGCTTTTATTCTTAGCTTGTTATACTGCCCTATTTTAACAGTATCAAAATGCTTTTTAATCCTTACTCCTTCAATGTATTTGTAAGTGTAAAGCTTTATCTTATCTTTTTTTGCTGAGTACCGCCAGCCTATTCTAACACTGTTTCGATGATGCCATAAAGCACCAAAGCCTACAAGCTTGTTAATCTGTTCAGATAGTTGTGGATCATCACTAACATAGCGACAAGAATCTGTAAACTTAAATATAATGGTTACCTCTCTGCATCTAAAGAAAGGTATAAATCTAAACCCTGAGTAGTGCCTATTTTTCTTTATCGAATAGGCTTTTAATCCCCACATAAAGCATAATTAAAAGGTAAATAACTGCTAATATTGCTGGTATAACAAACATCCATAATACTATCTCTGTGTAAATTTCTGAATCTGTAAAGTATGAACCTATTATTAAGGCCCAGTATACTGCTATACATACATAAATAATTGATTTTTTGTTCATCTTTTTATTTTAAAATTAATAAAAAAAGGCCATTAAAACGGCCTATAACATTTCATAACAGCAATTTAAAAAGCTGTTATTTGATGTTGTGTAATGCTACTCTCCTAGTAACCATAAGATAGGCATTACTTCTCCTTTTATTTTTTTATAAATAACATAGTCTACATTCCAACTTAGTCCGTTATCAAAATCAGGCATTTTATCGTCAATAATAGAATCACAATCAAACATATCGTTTGGTCTTGGCAAGAATGGTAAACCCCACTCTAATTCAATCATATTATCGTAGCAATATTGGTTTTGTTCGTTAGTATAAAAACTACTATCTAATTTTATAAGTATCTTCATATCATATTAAATTAAAAGTGCGTAAAAAATGTAAAAGGCATTAAAATGCCTCTAACACTAACCGTTATTTAAAAAGGTACTCATAATAATCTTTAAGCTCCTGTGCTGTATCCTTCTTACCTTGATACTTCTTTACTTGGCCATCGTAGAAATCTTTTAAATCCTCCACTGTATTCTTATCTCTGGATTTAATAGCATCCTCTAATACTACATCATACGCATTTATACTACTTTGTATCTTATGCATGAATTTGATATGTTTTTGTTCGTTTGTCATCTTATTTAGTTTTAAAAAGAAGAGCCTAAATAAGCTCCTCTCCTTTGATTTGTAATTTAGTTACTGTCTTAAGGTTAATCATTCTAAACCCGTTTTTGTTCATATCCCATACTGGAAGTAAACCCTTTTCTATTGGGTCGTATGCCATACCAGTACCTTTAACACCTTTTTTAACGTGAAGCCTAGCTGTCATAGTTCTTACTGAACCATCTTTCTTAATAAACTCTACGCTAAAAATAGTGTTATTTGCCGTTTGAATTTCCTCTAATACTTTTTTAAATTTTTCCATGATGTTGTTAGTTTGTTTGTTTGATATAATCAAAGATAGTATTAATTTTCTAATATCACAATAGTAAAGTAAATATTTATTTTTAGAGCAAAAAAAAGAGGGGTAACAACTCCCCTCTTAACAAACAAATAAACAATTAGCCCAGAAAGGGCTGGAAAATCCTAATTAATATCTTTAAACAGTTCTATAAATGTTTCCTCACTTATAACACCGCATAACGCTAAGATAGCTAAAACAACAGTAACAGCAAGAGCTACCTTCTTTTTGTTAACTCTTACTTTTCCAATCTTTTCAATACCATCAACAGTATTTTTAACCGTTTCAGGCTTTAAAAAAAATCCTTTTGCAATACCTAGTAATTTTTTCATGTATTCGCTTTTTTATAAATTGTTTTACCGTTAACCTTTTCAGCTATTAATATTTCACCTCTGTTATTATCACTATAACTAATATGAATCCATTTAGGTACTCCTTCACCATCTGGATATTCAATAATTAACTGATCAAACTTAATAGCACCATTAAAAGATAAACTTATAACCTCATCCAATAATATAGCGTTCTTTTCTTCTCCTCTAATCCATAACTCAATATCAGCAGCCTCACCTTTTACATGTTGACTCCTGGAACTGCCTCCAATAGCTTTATTAAGCTTTTCACATCTATAACCGCTAGTAACTCTAACAGGTAACTCTAAACTATCTCTAATAGGCTGTAATACCTCTTTACATAGTTTAGTAAGATTATTAATAATTTCTTTACTGGGATTAAACTGATCTTCAATACCTAACCTAGAGGCGGTATTGCTTTTTAGCATTTCTGATAACGTAAAACTGTTACTTAGTTTCATAAGTCATTTAGTCGCTTCAAATATCCTTTTATCTCACCTATATCAGCTGCGATACTTTTAATATCATCCTCAACTTCACTAATCTTATTCTCGAGCTTGCTATAATTTTCTTTCACCTCTTGCTTGATGGCTTTAACATCCTTCTCTAACTGCACAATTAATAACGTATTTTTTTCTGTTTTGTTATTAAATCTAATAAACCCAGTTAAAAGCCCAATGAATAAAGCTATAAATTGTAATAAATTATCGACGGTTAAGAAATCCATGCCTTAAAAAAAAATATTTTTGGTTAAAAAACTAAATTTAAGGCGGTTATGATAAACTTTAATCATTTTATAAATATATCAAATTAAAATTACTTTTAAAATTTGTAATTAAAATCTAAAATATTAACACCAATTTATATTAAATGCTATTTATAGACAATTGCTTAAATGAATCAAATACCGCTTTTTCATCATCACTTAGATCACTATAATCTGTTATAGTTTGCATCTCCTCACCTTCATCATCTACATATTGAACTATCATTCTAGGGGGTATAGACACTAAATCAAATTGGACCACATTCTGTTTAATTTCTGACATTTTTAATTTCTTTTTTTATATTAATAAATTGCCGTATGTATCAGCAGTATTTACCATATTATTAGCATTTGTATTTACAACAGCCGTTGTACATCCTTTAAAGGTATTTTTAGCCCATTTACCATCAGCTACTGAATTAGCATTTAAACCATTAGCACCAGAGTTTACTACCTCACCAAAACAACCACTAAGCAAAAAGCCATCAGCAGCTGGAGCGTTTATTATTGCAAAAGCATGCCCTCCAGCATTATCCCATAAACAATTAGCCTTAACATCAATCAATTTAGGGTCTGCAATACCATACACCGCTATATTAGCTGTGCTTAAAGATGAACCTCCAAATATTTTTGCAGCATTATTCACCCTTAAACCACTATTAGCAGTTGAGTAATAATCACTACTATAAGATTCTGCATAACCTCTAATATAACCTCCCTCTGAGCTTGTTGAGTATGCAGAGCAATTAAACAATTTGCTAAATACCGTTGCTGTATCTCCTATTGCCTCTACACCATCTCCAGCCGTTGAATAAAAGGTACAATTGTGAGCTTCATTGCTACCATTGCCTAAATAACCTCCCCTACTACCATCAGAGCGAAAAATGCAATTAAATACTTTTGAGCTGCTTCTAATGTAATTATAACTTGATGCAGAGTACATACTACTATTATAAACTTTACTATTTATAATATCATTAGTACCTGTACTGTTAATATAAATGCCTTCTAAATTAGGGGAGTTTGTAGACCTAAAACCTGTACTACCTCCAGTGCTTAAAAATATACCTCCAATTTGACTGCAATAAATAGACGCAGCTAAACCTACTGAACTTTCAAAAGTAATACCATGAGCATAAACAGTAGCAGTTATTTGATTTGAGTACAAATTAACATTTGATGAGGCTGCACTTCCTCCTGTTTTCTTTATTTTTCCTCCCCCTGTGATTCTAAAAGTTGTTGAGGCTGGTGCCGTAAATACGTAAAAATCTGAAGCAGCAGTGTTTTTATATTCATACCCGTTCATATTCCATGTAACCCCATCTACAAAATTAATAGTTGATGTACCAGATACAGATATATTTGCAAACTGCTCTATAACATCACCACTAGAAGCAGCAGCTAAAGCGGTATCAATACCAGAATAATACGTAAATGCTCCAGTACTATCACTAATTCCAAACTTACCGAAACTAGCACCCATACCAGCCCATGCAGAACCATCATAAACCATTAATGCATCAGCAGTCTTATCATAGCATAAACTACTCTTTTGAGGTGTAATACTATTCCAGTTAGTACCGTCATACCTAACCCAGTCCTGTAAGCTAACACCTCCCCAGCCAGCATTAACACTACCACCACTAGATAGTATGTAAATATCTCCGCTGTTTGTAGTTGGAGGAGCTACACTGCCATCAACAAAGTTTAAAGCAGCTGGTAATAATAATTCATCAATACTCTCTAGCTCTCCTTTCTCATTCTTAAAAGCATAATCTCCATTGTTAGCACCGCTAAACCATTTAGGATTATGTATGTCAGCAGCCGCTGTTATATTCTTATGTAATATTGCCATATCTTAATAAAATATAATGCCTTTTTTATTCACTTGTACAGGAGTTTCGCAATCATCAAATAAAGGAAATTTAGTACTATCAGCATCTTTAGCCTCTTTGATATACTCTATCATGTCCTTTTTCCAGAAATCAGCCTTATTAATATAGAAATCCCTAGATTGAGAATATTCAAAATTATTAGCCTGACTAGATTGTTCTGTGTTGTTCTCCATTGCGCCTTGATTAGTCAATTGAGTATGTATTTTAGAATACACCTCATAGACTACATAATGAGCTAACATAGGCTTTATAAACTGATTTACTATAATAGTGTTATCACCTGTTAAACTAGCTCCAGCTATCTGGGTTAAAAGCTCATCATAATACTTTACTCCTAATACAGGCTTAATATACTTTCTTTGACTAGTTAAAATGTACTTATCAAAATAAGCAGTATCAAAATAATTATCATTTATAGCTTGACTACTAACCTCCGTAGGAGTCATCATTTCAGTATTATACGCCATATTTATTAACTGTTTTCTATTTCCTTAATCTTTCTCTCAGCCCAACTCTTCATACTCTTACCTCCCCACAATAAATATGAGATAGTACCACAAGCCTTTGTGTCACTTGGATCATAGTACTCTTCTGCTCTTGATAAATAACTAAATGTCCTTTTTATAGTGCTAAAGCTTAAGCCTCTTCTGTTGGCGATGTCTTGCGCTCTTTGCTTACCTACGCTAGTAGCACATTTATTATTAACCTCATCATTTAGCTTTATACCTCTTTTAGCATTGTTAACTGCACTATCTGGATAGTCTGCATAGGTTTTAGAATAAATACTGTTTTGATAAGTGTTATTGATTTCATTCTCAACCTCATCCTCTTCAATATTCTGCACAGCATTCTCATTAACAAACTGCTCACCTCTCCCATCTTCTAACATTTCTAAGCCTAGCATCTTTCTAGCCTCATTAATAGTTATAACAGCGTTTAAATCAACCTTTGCACTATCTCCAACAGGGCTAACATTTAATATACCTACTTCAATATTACCGTATTTAGTATCTCTCTTTATAATAGTGTTTAAAGCTCTTAATAATGGCTCTTGAAAATCTGGTATAACTACGCTATTCATAAACTTGTCATACTCATCTTTAATCTGTTGATTGCTACCTAACTTACCAGCAGTTTCTATACCGGCTAAACTAGGAGTAATCCTATGAGCGGAAATAATGGCCTTTGTACATAAAGTTGATAGCTCCATAAATTCACCATCACGCTCCCTATCAAACTCCTTAATACTTGCAGCTTGTTCTGGGCTATCTAAAAGCTCTACTAAAAATTTATCATTGTTAGCTTCACCTGTAAATTTCTCTTTAATCTTTTCAACGTATTGTTGAGCGTTTAAACCATCTGGAACCTCCCCAAACATCTGAATAAGTACACTAGGGAAAAACCCATTATCAAACTTATCAATATTGTACTTTGACATTCTGTACTCAATATCAATCCAATCTAAAGCACCTACATAATCTGGTAATCCGTAAAAATTGAACTCAGGATATTTACGCATTATATGAATTAAAAACTCTTTTTGATTAGTACCATTAAAAAAGTCTAACTCATTTACAGGATATTGAGCTGATGGTGTATTACTTAATTCTATATCTCTCCAGAAATTTGATAAATAAGCAATATCACCTGTTTTGCCTTTTCTTACCGTCGTAGCATCGTAACAATATAATGCCGTATAATCACCGCTTTTTTTAACATGAGGGTAAGCATTACCAGTAATAACATAAGACTGTACAAGGTCGCTAAATACATCATACAAGGTAGCTCCTTCAGGATTAACCTCTTTACACCATTCTTTAAAATCATTAGGTAGCTCATCATATCCAACATTCTCGCCATCCACCTTGAAAGTAAAGCCTTTGCCCTTGATAAAAGTTATCTTTTGATTTATAATACTGCTATGAGTACTGGACCTTCTGGCCCTCTTTGCTAAATCATTTACATAAATGTTATCCGAGTCTTGAAAAAATGGAACCCACTTCTGCTCAATATCAATATTAGGCTCTTTCTCCTTCTTAACTATTGGAGTAGTAATCGGATCAGTCTTAACAGTACTGGCCTTTATACTACTTATCTTCTTTTGGCTCATCTTTTACCTTTTCGATTGATACAACATCTTTAAATCCAGCGTTGTATAGTTTCTTTAAGTCCTTTTGGCTTGTTTTCTCAGTCAGATTAATAATACCTACTGAACCCATTATCTTTTTACCTATAAAACTAGGGTCTATAATATATTTGCTCATATTATAAATATAATAAAATTATTCATACTCACTATACAAAAAAAAAGGGAGAACACATAACCGCTCCCCCTAAAATGTTGCAAAGCAACTATCCACCATAAACAATATTACGAACCTAGTGATACTGTACCAGAGCTATTAGTAGTGATGGAACCTACAAATTCTCTTACTAGCTGGGCTTGTTTACCAGCAAAAGTTACAGTATAACCATTTTGTCCTTGCAACTCAGCTTCTAAAACTTCATTAGCAATAGCATCTACTGACGCATCTTTACCCATAATTTCATCATAACCTAAAACAAAAGCTTTATTATCATTAGTTTCTTTGTTGTAAGTTTCAAAAATTACTATTAAACCACATGATTCAACATAACTGTTAATCCCTTTGGCTTTTACTTTCTCCATTTTTGGAGAGAACACCTCTAAAGAAGTTTCATAAGAAATAGAACCGTTTTCACGTGAACCCTCTGAGCTATATAACTTTGTTTCCAATTCCCCTTCAATCTCGAAAAACTTATCATCAGTAGTACTTAGAGTAACCGCTGTGTAAGAATGATTATCAGTAGAAGCAGTAAACGTAGTCACATCATCTTTGTTTATAACGAATACTCTTTTGATACCACCTCTGCGGTTTTCATCGTTACAACTTATTAAAATATCTGTTGTTATTTCTGACATCTTTATAAAATTTATTAGTTAAAAAAATGCCCCCCATAAAGAGGGGCTTTAATTCTTAGTAGTAGAAAGAAATCAACTCACCAAATACAAACTGCGCTCCCATTTTATACTTAGCAATAATCTTTAACAACTCATCATCATCATCATTACTTCTAAACTTCAATTGAGAACCAGCATCAGCAACATCAGTACCTATTACTAGGTTATCATCTACTGTGTAAACTACCATATTCTTTCCTATGTTAGCATTAGGATTAGTAGCATCAGCTAACTGTGTATCCCATCCAGTAATTTCTACAACTGGAATACCTCTGAAAGTCAAAGATTGTCCATCTTGTAACAACTGAAGCCCTAAAGCGTTTCCAGTACCTAACTGCTCATAAGTAGTCATCAAGTTATCTACGATTGTAGCAGTAACTCTAAAAGACTTAGATGCGTTTGGCATTTGTCTAAGTACCTTAGTTTGGTTTTCGTAAGCAGACTTTAACAAAGTGTAAGCACCATCAGCAACTAGATCACCGTTAGTATCTTCAACATTTGCAATTGCAGTCATCTCTACATATTTCCCTAAAGAAGCTGAGTTATCAACGAATAACTGTACAAAACCATCAAACTGGTTGTAATCAGATGATGCAGCAGTAGAAGCAGCAAACCATGCCATACGTCCGTTATCATCAGCAATAGCTTCAGCAACTCTTTTACGAGCAACTTCACCTACAACTGTATCAGTTAAATCATCAATTGCAGTTCCTGAACCGTAAAACTCTTCAAAGATAGTACCGTAAAAAGCATCTCCACACTCTTCAAGGTTAACCTTAAGTTTTGATACTTCTAAAGTTCTATCAGAAACAGAAGTTACTCCACCAGTAGCAGAAAAACCGCAAGTTGTATACTTTCTAACGATTTTCGTTAGAGATGAGTTAAGGTACATGTTAGCCTTAACCTTAATGTTAGGTATTACTCTAATACCTGCTAAATCTGAACTTCCCTCCTGTGGAGCGAATAAGATTTCTGTAAATTCCTGTCCTGAATAAGTAGAGGAAATTGATTGTGTAATAAAATTTGCCATCTTTTTTAATTTTAGCTTTTATATGAAGATTTTAAAATATTTAGGATTGCAGCACCTAATTCATCCACCTCTTTAACATTAGCTTCAGGATTAACTACATCATCTTTAGCCTCTAATGGCTTTCTGGATGCTTTTGCTTTATCCAATTCCTTTTTTAATTCTGCTAACTCACTATCCTTAGCGGTTAGTTCAGCTTTAATTGAATCCATAAGCTCCGCTTTGATAGACTCAACATCAACTGCATCCTGTGGCTCTTCTGTTACCTCCTCAGTAGTTTCCTCAACTTCTTCAGTAGTTTCTTCAACAGCCTCAACTTCTGGAGTTTCTTCTGTTACCTCTTCTACTGCTTCAGCTTTAGGAGCTAGCAATTCAGATACATAAGCCTTTAGCTGGTCTAATAGACCTTCCTTTTCAGACATATTCACGTTATTTAATTGATTTACATAATTAGACGGTACTTTGTACCCTTTCTTGGCCAACTCTTTAGGACTAGCATAAGCAGCAATAGTAAGAGCAACCTCTATACTACCTATAAAATTGTACTCCTTAGCCTCTTCAGCAGTTAGCCATGTTTCCGCTTTCATCATGTCTTGAATTGTAGATAATTCTAAACCTGTTGAATTAGCGTAGATTTTAGCAAGTTTCAAGTTAATCTTATCCATTAACTGGGCTTGCTTTTCTAACTCCTCTTGATAATCTCTAATCTCATCACTATTCATACCAGCCATACTAACAACAGGCATCCATGCATTGTGGATCATAAAGAAACTGTTTTCACTCATAACAGGTAACTCACTACCAGATAGAGCAATGATTGTAGCAGCACTAGCAGCTAAACCTTCAATTTTAACAGATACATTATAAGAAGAATTTTTTAAGAAGTCGTAAATAGCAAGAGCATCAAAAACTGAACCACCTCCACTATTTACAGTAAGCTCTATATCTTTACTACCTGAAGCCTTAACCTCATCAATAAAGCTTTTAGCATCAATACCAAAAGAGCCTATTTCCTCATCTATTGAAATAGATAACTTATTATTTATTGAATTACTTATATTATACCAATTCATTTAACAACAATAAACAATTGTTTTATGATTGATATGTAAAAGTTTTATACAAAAAAAAAGAGGGATACCCTAAACCCTCTTTTTGAATTACAAAACTATTTACTTATGAAGTAAAAAGCTAAGATATAAATTTATTTTTGTAATACTATTTTTATAACCAGATTAACAGAAATATCATACTTAACAGATAAGTTATAATAGATATCCTTCATCATCATTAAAGGATTCTTTCTCATTATATGGTAATCATTTATCACCGCCATATTCCTTACAGCTTTTTGATTGATTAACCCAGTGCTTAATAACAACTCAGTAGCATGCTTAATATCATCAGCCTTATTAACTACACTAAATAAAGTATCATTTAGTACATTTGCCAATTCTCTAGCCTCTGCTTCCAAAAGTTTATTATTCTCCTTTTGCACCGTCCACATGAAATTTTGAAATTAGGTTCAACATTCTCTTTAAATAGATCAGATAAATATTCAAGGCTTTTACTACATGGAAACATTTTACCATGAGTTTTAATAATAGCCTCTTTTATAGTAAGCCTTTCTTGCTCATCTAAGTTTGCTAAGTTTTTATTTATGTCAAAATCTACCATTTTCCTTTTGGGCATTGTTCATCCTCCCATATTGTCTTATCTATTAAAGCACATTTACAAATGCTACATTGTGATATACCCTCTTTTTTAAAACATAGAAATTTAAAGTTATCTCTTTTATCATTGCAACCTTCACAAATGTTAAGCCTTTTTAATTTCTTTTGATAACTTGCTAACTCACTACTTATATTCTTTGCCCTACCAAATAAGTTAGTTAACCACATATTCTAAATATAACAATTTTAACCAAATGTAGCCTCGCTTTGTATATTGTTCACTTTAGCAGCTTGTGTGATTGTATCAGTAGCATTATTAACTACCTGAATAGAACCTATTGAACTTGCAACAGCTCTTGTTATTCTGTTTTCTAGTTCAGACATATCAACTCCACTAGCACCAGCAAAGCCACCATTAGCAAAACCTATGTTACTAAATGGTTGAGGTCTACTTGTACGCATAGCCTCTAATGCACCTACTAAGCTACTACCTCTTTGTGATTCTAGTACATTCTTAGGTACTACATACTCACCCTCATGCACTACTCCAGCCTGTTTAAATCCACTACTATCAGCACTACCAAAACCAGAACCAGTATAACCACCTTCAGCAAATGATTGACTAGCTATTATACCAGCTTGTACAGCAGACCTGGCAACCGCTAAACCAGTTAATACACTTGCTTGTGATAAACCAGCAGCACCAAAAGTAACAGCGTTAGCTGGGTTAGCAGCAGCGTTTGCATTAATGCTTGCTATTTCCCTTGCTAAACTAATAGCTATTTGTGCTAACTCTAATCTTTTTTGCCTTTGAAATGCTTTTCTTTCTATTGCTTCTCTTTCCTTTTCAAAGTCCGCTTGTGATATTAATCCCTGTTGTAATCTAGCATCTAAGTTTGCTAGTTCTAAGGTTTTCTCCCTTTCAAATCTCCTACTAGATACATCAACTAAAGCATTAGCAGTTTGTTCAGCTAAATCTAAAGATTGACTTCTAACCTCTGCTTTAAAATCAGCTTCATCTTTAAGCCTTTTTTGCATATCAGCAGCATCCTTAGCTGTTCTTTGCTCATTAAGGCCTTCTTGAATATTGTTATTATCTTCAGCTAGTTTATTAATAGCATCATAATAATCCTGTGCTAAATCTAACTTCTTTTCAAAAGCTAGCTCATCATCTTCAACATCTAATGGGTCTTCAACTTCAGCAAGCTCTTCTAATGAAAATTTTACATTATCAACTGCCTTTGCTTGGCTGTTTAAAGATGTTGTGGTTTTTTTACTAGCATCACTTGATTTTTCTTGACCTTTGCCAAACCTCTCCTCTAGTTTTTTAGTTCTTTTTGTTATTTCATCTAATATGTCTTGTTCATCTTTTAAGTCATTGTTTAATCTTCTGGTTGACCTTGATAACTTCAATAACTCATATACCTCTTCACTTCTAAAACTAGCCTGATTAACCGCTGCTAGTGCTACGGCTTGCTCTTGAAATGATAGGTTAGTTTGCTCTACGATGGCTAATTGTGCTCTTCTTGTTTTGGTAACATCGGTATCTTTACCCCTTTGATTGGCTAACTCGATACTTTTTAATGCTTTTAATCTTATTTGACTTAATAACTCTTCTGCTTTCATCTGGTCTTTAACCCTATCACGTTCTATATCAGCAACTTCAGCAGCTTGCTCCGCTAACTCCTCTTGTTCTCTTTTAAGTATAATGTTCCTAATTAATTCTTGATTATTCTGTTTTAAACTTTTAGCTAGTTGTTCATTGCTGATAGTTTGTAAATCCACTCCTTTTGTGATTTCAGGATTTAAAATGTTTAATTCATTAAGTAACTCTAGTCTATCCTCATCACCCTCTTTTAATTTAAGAATCCTATTAGCTAATGCATTAACTTGTACTCCTTGCTGTTGCATGGCATCGCTTTCAGCATGTATGTTTTTAGTTAAATCCCCAATAGTAGATATAAAGTCAGTAGCACCTTCTACAACTCCCCTAAATAAATCATTAGCATTTTCTCCTAAGTTCAATACTAAACCTTCCCATGCTGAGTTAAATCTTTTAATATCACCTTCTAAAGTATCTCCTACTATTCTAGCCATTGCTTCAGCAGCCCCTCTTGAATTTTCCAGCTCTTTAGTAAACTCTGCTGTTTTATCTGTTGACTTAGCAAGAGCAATAGCAACCGCTGCACCTCTTTTACCAAATAAATCTAGTGCAGTGCTTGTAGGGTCTGCACTCTTTTTAATCATATCAAAAGCCTCAGATGTAGAAATACCAGCCTTCTGAGTATCTAGCAATATATTTCTTAATGCAGTACCAGCAGTACTAGCATCAAAACCAGCATCTACCAAAACACCTAAACTAGCAGTAGTTTCTTCTAAACTCATTCCTACTGTCGCTGCAACTGGAGCAACAGCACTCATGGCCGTTTCAAACTTACTTAAATCTAATGCCGAGCTAGTAAATGATTTAGCCATTACATCAACTATCTTCTGAGTATCTTTTGCCTCTAAACCAAACCCGTTAATAGTAGCAGCAGCAACCTTTGCAGACTGTGCTAAGTCTGAGCCAGTAGCAGTAGCAAGCTCTAATGTAGCCTCTGAAGCATCTAATATCTGCTCTGTTGTAAAACCTAATTTAGCATACTCCTCTTGTAGCTTACCCACCTCTGAAGCAGTGAATTGTGTTGTAGCACCTAACTCTTTAGCAGACTTTTCAAGACTTGCAAACTCTTTACCCGTAGCACCAGTAATAGCTTGCACTGTTGCCATTTGCTGCTCAAAGTCCTTCATTATCTTAGTAGCATTACTAAACAATTGAGCTATCTTTTGTATAGCAAACATCCCAGCAAACCCAGCAACTATACTAGTACCCATTTTTCTAAATGATTTACCTAATCTAGTAGTAAAGCCATCAATGCCTAGCATCTCTTGCCTAGTAACTAATAACTGCCTTCTATTCGCTTTTAACTTAGTGTTAATAGCCGCTAACTCTTGGCCATACTTTTTAGTAACTACTCCGCTTTTCTTTACCGTTTTATTTAATTCAGCCCTTCTTAGTGTTAACTTTTTAACCTCAGTTTCTAAAGCTGCTAACTTTTTCTTTTGTGCTTCAGTACCTTGTAAATCAACTTTTATCGCTATCGTTTTATTTGACATCTCTTACTTATAAACTGGTTCTAAAATTCCTGTTATTGGATTTTCAATCATTACCTCTATTAATTGTGATCCATCCTCTACATAAATAGGCTGTAATAAATCATCATTTAAATCATCCGTATCTACATTATTATTACCCTGTTGACTACCATCTATGCTTACACTACCTAAGTTTTCAAACTTAAATAAACTAACCTTTGTTAATCCATTTTGTACAGGCTTATAATCAATAACGCTTTCTATTAAATAATAACCTCTAACATCGTAATCATTATCTAAATAAATAAGCTTTCTAAAATCTAGGTTCTCAATATCAGTACTGCTAAGGTTAAAGTACGCTATCAATCTACCTCCCTCTTCAATGTTTTTAAGCATCTTAGAATAGTAAGTAGAAAATAAGCCTTTTTGAGTAGTTCCATTTGTGTTAATACTATCTGTAAATGATAAATTATATCCTGTGCCTACATAAGTATTATTGTATGGCTCAAAAATTCCATAAGGTATAACCACGCTATTAGTATTGTCAGTATAATAAACTTTTCTAAGGCTTGTATCAGCGTTTGTTTGCCCTCCATTTTTATAGTTAAATATTCTGGGATTATAGCCATTTATTCTATTTGTTGGTATACCTTCATTTATGTACTCATCCCAATACTTTAATGATGTAAACGCCTCTACTTCATTACTAACAGCTTCAATACTAACATGAGCATAACTAGGGCTAAATAAATCCAACTTTACAGGGGTAACGCCCTCCTTAAATCTATCTGGTAGCTGGTGCTTATATTGTGCATAAACTCTCCTATTCTGGTCTTGCCATCCTTTCAACCATTCATCATTATCTAAATCCCTATAACTAAATTCAATGTTCCTATTATAAGAGCTTACATAATCAACCTCATACTTATTACCAATATCTAACTTATCAGTCCATTCAATAGCCTCAGTCTGAGCTTTAAAAAAGGTATCTCTAGGCTCAAAGTATACTGTTTTGGTTTTAATATCAGTCCAATAATATACATTGAACATCCTTGTAAAATCATTTAAAACATCTAACAACTTTAATCCATCAGGTATTAAATCCTTAACATCAAAAACATCATCCTCTTTAATTTGCAAAGTTCTTGATGCGCTTATCTTAGGCTTTTCATTTATTGAATTTATCGTATAACTGCCTATTTGAAAATTAGCACCGCTACTACTAAATTGAAATTTATAAATATGAATACTTAAAATATCATTTTGTTGAAGCTTAACTTCAAATGTTTCATTAAATAATTGCGGTGATAAGGAGCTTAAAACTTCAAACTGAGTTAATAATGTAGTAGTAAGATAATCTGTACTACTTCCTACTTTTACATCAATATAAAAGTAACCAGTAGAGAAAGCTCCAGAGGTTATATAATGAGGTAGCCTTAAATTAATTTGATAAGTTCCTGTTGAATCTGCTGTATATGCTCCAGATGTTGTATTGTAAACATTATTAACATCCTCATTACCTCCAGTAGAATCATCATCAAAAACTAATTTAAAAGTAGTATTACTAGGGTTATAATTTGTATTTATGTCTAAATCTGTTGTTCTTGTAGCCTTAACCTTAGAATCATCTATTATAGACTGCCTAACCCTCATCTCGCTGTTTAAATCGCAGATTAAGCCTTTTGAGCTATTAGTGTTTAAAAAAGTACTATTAATATTGTATCCTAAAGAATTAAAGCCTCTTAGTAATATTTTTTCTAAAAAGAAACAAGGTGTGAAATCATTTACTGATAATTTTGGTACATTTTGATTACCTCCCCTACTAATATAAGGGTATGCAAAATCTTTAGCATTTGCAATATTTGTAGCATCACTATTAATAGACTTTACAGATGGTAAATCATACGTTTGCTCAGAGTTAGTAAAAGGGATACTATTAACATTTAAATCAGCAGCACCCTTAACCCAGTCAATATTATTACCAAAGAATACTAACTCAAAACTATCTAAATTAAAACCATTATAAACCTTACTAACTTGTAAAAACCCCTTCTCAATAGGGTTATCATTTACCAGTATTATACATGGTTTTCTATTTAATGCATCTCTATAATCCTTTCTACTATTAATATTATCAACACTACTCAACAGATTAGCATTGTTTTTAGTATTAGGTACTTTAAAAGTCTTAGTATAAGTTCCTGTACGCTCTTTTAAATTATCCAGATTAACAATACCCTTAGTAATTGCCAAAGGGAAATCATTAAAGCTTGCCAACTCTAAATCACCCTCAACATTATTAGCAGTATCTATTATTCTTATAATTACTTCATTCATCCTCTAAGCCCTTTTGTTGGATTAGCAAAACTATAATTTAATACAAACTGTATAGGCATATCTCTTTCATCAGTTTTAAAAAAAGTACCATCCTCTATAATGATAGGTAAGTAACTACCATCTATCTCAACCCATGCCCTCTTATTAATTAACATATCACTTAGCCAATGGTACTCATCTCTTCCTATTGATTTACTGTATGCCGTAAAAGTACTGTTTAGTGTATTCTGCATAACGCTAATACCTCTAGCATCACTTGAATATGTTAAGCCTTTAGCCTTCATGAAAGTACTAGCTTCATGATCTAAACTCTCTTGCTTATTTCCTTTAAAAGTATAACTATCCCTTTTGCCGTATTTGTTTTGCCAATGTATACGTACATCATGAGTACATGAATCAACTATATTATACCTTTTTAACTCACTTACATCTCCAGTACTATTAATAATTCTAACAGTATAATAAGCAACATTAGTTAAACTTATTCCAGCAGCTATAAGATTAGAAGTTCCTACTGGTATAGTAAGATATGGATTAGGTACATTACTACTAGCAGCACCATCCCAGTCAGTAATATTTATGTAGTCAGTATTTAACAATGCATCTGAAGCATCATAAGTAAGGTACTCAATTTTAAAAGCCTGTGATGCTGTACCGTTATAGTATAAAGCTCCTAAATATTCACTTTGAGAAAGCTCTATATTTTTAGCAGTAGGTGTATCATTTAAAAACTTTTTTGTATTAGCTGTTAACTGGTAATCTGTAATAGTTAATGTACTATGCCCTACTGTATCTAATGTCCAATTAATAACTGTTGATGCATTAGAAATATACGCATCATAGCTTGAGTTATTAGCATCATCAGGGTTATAAGCAGTAGTTAAAACTCCTCCGCTTTCTGTTACCTCATAAATCTTTATAGTAAAAACCTTTGCACCATCAGCATCAATATCATAAGTACTTAATGCAGTAGTATAAAGTTTAAAATCTAGTTGAGTTTGTAAGATGTCATTAACAGCCAAAGTAAACTCATCAGTAGTACCTTTATTAGGCTGTACACTAACAGCAGCAACTCTAACACCAGTTACTAATACTTCTACTATACAACTTACAATAGTGGCTGTATTACTTGTAAAATTGTATTTAATTTTATTCTCTCCATACCCTAAAAATGGTATTGTTGGATTAGGACTTGATGTAAATGTTATTGCCATTAGTTTACTTTATTAAAATCTTTTACCATTGTAGCTATTGCATCATCATAGCCTTTAAATACTTGCTGCTCTAACTCATTATAAACCTCATCTAACTCATTGTTAATTACAAAGTCTATAAAGCCTTTTCTACGGCCATTATTGCTAAACTTAAAACTTCCCTTTGTTGGTATTCCCTCCTTATGAATAGTTTGCTGAATAGCAAAGGCTAAACTCTTAACCTCTTTATCACCGTTTACAATAGCTTTACGCTCTATCCAGTCTACCAATACATTAATAGGTACTTTTTTACCTCCTGTTTTTCTGCCTTCATTAACATAGATACCATATTCATCCATTAGAATCTCAATAACTATGCTATTAGGTACTTCAATAACTCTTTGCTCAAAACTGTTAACTAGATTACCACTAGCCTCATGGCCTTGCTGAATCAACTCCTTTTGTAAAGAAGCTATTATCAATTTACCTACTTTGTTAAAGTCTACCATTAGTAACTAAATGAACCTAAAGTACAATTACTATCTAATTCAACTGTTATTGTATAAGTGCTTTGTACTAGCTTATCATTGTGGACATCATGAGCCAGAAAACCAGATAAAGAAGTATTATTTACTATACTAAATCCATTAGAGCCATCTATATTCCTTCTCATTACTTCAGCTATGTACTGATCTAAAATATTATCTATTTCTCCTTGCTTCTGTTGTAGGCTCTTAGTACCTCTTTCAGCACTATTATAATCACCATAACAAAAGATGTTTAAAGTAAACTGCTTACCTCTAGGCAAAAAGCTGTTATTGTTTGCACCTCTTACAAAGTTTGGAGTTGAGTTAATTAATATCATTGGATATGCTTTGTTTTGTAAAGTACCATTAACCCTACTCACCCTATCATATACAAAATAATTAACGGAAGCAAAAGCATCTGCAACCGTTTTGAACTCATCTATTATATCTTTAAATACTGCCATAATTAAAACATTGCAAAGAAATCACCTCCACTAGTATCTACTGAACTTGATAACCCTTTTATCTCTGTTCTATCAAGTGTTAAGTTACCGCTTGCACTAGTTGCCCTTACATTAATAGTACCAGCACTGTGGCCACCATCAGCACTAATTGCACCCGTTGCTACCTGTCTATTAACATTATGAGTTGTAAAAGTTCTATTGGTTCCAGTTGGTATCTGCTGAGTAAGAATAACATTAACACAGCATGAAGTAATCATAATTAATGAATCCTCTTCTACTGTTATATCCCCACTATGAGGGGATGGTTGGCCTCCTGTTCTATTTGATGCACCTACGCCTCCTGAATCTGTGAAGCTTCTAATATGTACACTAACACCATTCCAAACACTAGCACTAAAACTAAGCGTTAATGTATTGCTACCAGTAGGAGGATTCTCTAAATAATAGAAAGCCATTCTTTGTCCTAAACCACCTCTATTAATTTGATACAGTTGAGTCATGGCTTCACCTCCATACGTAGCTCCTGTAAAACTTCTATTATTAGTCATTGAAAGCTGAACAATGATTAATCCATCATCACCAGTATTCTGGGTATGAGTATAGTTTTTAGAACTAGCTCCAGGAGTAGCACTTGAGTTAGTTGTATTTCCCTTAGTAGGAGTTGCCATTATAACTGATTTATATTATTAATTTGAATTAATCCTAATCCATCAACATTATCTACTTGAGTAGCTGCTTCATTTACATACTGAGTAGTTACAAAAAATGTACTTATTGAAACTTCTCCTAAGCTTAACTTTGTCCTGTTTTCTCCTATGAACTTGCCTAAAGTACTATCATAAGCCTCATTGATTTCATTAATTACACTTGTATCAGTAGTATAACCTACATCTGTGTATTTAAGATTATCAGTACCCTCTAATTCTATTTTTGAAATAATTGTTATCATTTTAAGCTTCTGTTTTAACTGCTATAACATCCCATTTAGTATCAGTATCATTATAAATACATCCTATGTATAATTTCTTGCTTACTGTTGTAGTAGTTGGTAAAGTAACACCTATTGCTGTAAATATTGCATTAAAAGCTATACTCCTTGCGCTTCCATCATCTTTAAGTCTAATGATTAACTTTTGGCCCTGAACAGGTGAACCCGTTGGAGCTGCTATTGTTAAACCTTCAGCCTGTGCCGTTATTACTGCAAAATCTGTACTATCTGCATCTACTGTTAATGTTGCTGTGGATGCCGTTGAACTTACAATAGGATTAACAACCGCTTTTCTCTTAATGCTCTTTTTGTTTCCAGAATCAGCACTATCCTCAATAATAAATTCATCATCACTTGCAACTGTTGTTTTTTCTGTTATTGTTGTGATCTCATTAGCAGCATTTACATGAACAGCATTTGCATCGCTTGTAGCTGGTAAGTCTGCAATAGTAATTTTCTTTTTGTTGTTACTATCAGCAGCATCTTCTATTAATAGAATATCACTAGTTGTAGGAGTACCTTTAGCAGTTATGCCATTAATCTCACCTCCTACATTTACATGAACAGCATTTGCATCAGTACCACCACCAGCAGAAACATCAATATATCCTCTCACAGTAGAATACAAAGCATCTATGTCACCTGTACTAGGACTTGTAACCTCACTAAAAGGAATACTTATGTAAACCTGTCCTCTCTGGTTACCGTCATCATCTGAATCATCGTAGATATTAATATTAGTGCCTCTTTTTAAAAGCTTTACATTGCCATGCTTGATATAAGTTATTGCTCCTTTGAAGTCAATCTCTATACCGCTTGTTAAGTTAGTTATTGTTGCCATTAGTCTATGTAAGTTCTAATTGTTGTGTATAAATTATTTAAGTCCGCTGTACTAGGGCTTGTTACCTCTGCATGAGTAACCCTAATAGCATCTGCTCCTTTTCTGTTTTCTGAGTTATCGTATATCGAAACTGTTGAACTGCTCTTGATTAGTTTAACATTTGCATACTTAATAAAATAAGTATCTCCATGAGAATCTACTATCTCAATGCCATCTGTTTTATTTGTAATTGTAGCCATATCTTTTATTTGTATAGCTTATGTATGGATGTTACTAATATAAAAAAAAGAGCCA